CCCACCAGCCCGCCCAGCACCTCGTCGTGGGTGTCGTCGTCGTCGCGCGCGATGTCCGCGTCCCACTCGGGCGGGAACCGCGGCACCACCAGCCCCGGCGCGTCCGGGTCTTCGCTGTAGAAGCCCTCCTCGCCCCGCGGGATCACGTCGGGCGGGATCGGGTAGGCCGGGAGGCCCGTCGGACGGTGTCGCCCGCGCGACCCGGTCCAGTCCTCCGGAGGCGGCGGGAACGTCTCCCGGGGATAGGGATAGTTGGGGTTGTCCCGGTAGTAGTCGGGCGTCCGCGTCGCGGGCGTCGTGTTCGCGGGGCCGCTCGGACGCGGGCCGACCCCGCCGCCGAACAGGGCCCGCGCGAGGCTCCCGGGCTTCGGGGGCATCAGTAGTTCTCGCTCCCCAGGCCGCCCCGGTCGGGGTCCGCGGCAGCGCCGGGACCGCCGGGCCCGCCGCCCCGGTCGTCCGGGCCCGCGCCGTAGCCCGCGAGGCCCAGGCTCACCGCGGTGGGATCGTAGGGGTCGAACGCCGTGTTCCGCCGGTCCATCGGGCCGACCACCGCGGGGTTGTCCCGCACGTTCTTCCCGGTCGGGTCGTAGCGGCTCCCGCCCACCACCGCGCCCAGTTGCGTGCCCACCATCGAGCCCACCGGGCCGAACAGCCCGCCCAGGGCGCCCCCCACCGTCGCGGAGAGGGACGACGGGTCGTAGCCGAAACTCAGGGCCCGGTCGACGCCCGTCGCGCCCTGCGACCCGTAGCCGTAGTCCTTCCCGCCCGCGCTCGGCGCGCCCCCGCTCGGCGCCCCACCCGGCGCGCCGCCGCCCAGGAGGCCGCCCCCACCCGGGGCCTCGCGCCCATCCGCCCCGCCGCCCTGCTGGAGCGCGAGGAGTTGCCGCAGCGTGTCGAGCGCCTCCGCGTCGAAGGTGCCCGTCTTCGGGGAGCCGTAGAGCGCCGTCTGCGGGAACACCGCGTCGGCCCAACTCCCACGCTGCCGGTCGTCGTAGAGGCTGACCGCCATCGCTAGGGCGCCTCCTCCTGCGGCCCGAAGACGGAGGCGGCGAGGGACGGGCCCAGGAGCCCGTAGAGGAGCTTCTTCGACCAGTCGCTCGGGGGCGTGGGCACCTTCCCCGCCCGCACCAGGGCCTGCCAGTCCGGGTTCCGCTCCGCTTGCTGCAACAGAATCCGGGCCGCCGGGGACGGATCACCCGCCGGGACGCCCCGGAGCGCCGCTTGCTCCTCGCGCCACGGCACCCAGACCGCCGCCTGATAGCCGCGCCGCGGGACCCCCGCCTTGTCCGCGAGGTCGTGGTAGCCGTGCTGCACGCCGTAGTAGTCGAGCGGGTCACTGGGCTTGAACTGGCCACGCGTCGCGACGTTCCCCGCGTGCGTGTCGATCACACTGACATCCGTCTCGCCGCGCGCGCCGTAGTAGTCGCGCCGCTTCATCGATCCAGAGGTCATCTGCTTCGCGAGGTCCGTGCGGGGGTTGTTCTCCCAGGCGAGCGCGCCGCGCACCAGTTCACCGCGCTGGTGGATCGAGGGCCCCACCATCTGGCGCACGCCCTCGACGCCGCGCTCCTTCCACGCGCGGAAGGCCTTCATCGCGAGGTTCGTCTCGGGGACCGGGCCCTTCCGCTGGGAGAACACGCTGCCGAAGTAGCGCAGGAGGGGCTCGTCCTCGCCCGCGAGCCACTGCCCCGCCTGCTGGCCCTCCGTGTACCAGTTGACGTTGCGCGGGTCTTTCGCGCCCTTCTCGAAGTACCGCTTGACCGTCTGCTCGTCGAAGTCCGGGGCCTTCGGGATCGAGGCCCGGTCCTGCCCCGATTGGAGCCGCCACTTGGGCTTGAGGGTGGCCTGGACCGCCGCCTGCTCCGGAGACGGGCGCGCGCCCCAGCGTCCGCCCGCCATCCCCGCGACGCCTGCGCCGCCCGCGGCGCCCATCCCGGCGAGCCCCGTGCCGACCTGCTCGCCCATCATCGTCTCCTCCTCGGGCGTCCGGTACTGGAGGAGGTTCCACTTCGCCTCGCGCTCGGCCTCGGGCGGGATCGTGCGGAGGGCCTGCGCGGACGATGCCTGGGACTGGGACGCGAGCGCCGCGCGCAGGGCGTCGAGCGTCGCGGGGTCGAGGGCTTGCTCCGACGGGGCCGACGGGCCCGTGGGGAAGAGCGTCCGCGCGTAGCTCCCCCCGGGTTCCATGTCAGCCCAGGAACTCCCCGCGCACCATCTCCGCCCACGTCCCCGGCCACGCGCTACTGAGGAGCGTCATGCGGCCCCCGCCGTCGAGGCAGGGCTTCATGGCGCTGAAGGCCGCGCGCGGCCAGTTCCACGTCCCGAACTCGTCGGCCAGGATCGCGGTCGCGGTGTACTGGCGGAGTTGGTCGGCGCCCTCCGCCACGCCCGTGAGGGTCGCGCCGTTGTCGAGGAGCAGGCGCGGCGGGTTGTTCTTGTGGTCGCCCAGCCGTCCGCCGCCGCCCTCGGGCGGGAGGCGCCGCAGGATGCCGTGCGCGCGCTCGATGAGTTCCGCGCTCTTCTCCTCCTTGCTCGACACGAAGAAGATCGCGGCGTGGGGGCGCTGGAGGGCGAGCCACACGTGGAGCGCCACGAAGAGCCACGTCATCCGCATCCGGCGGGCCTTCGGGACGAGCAGGAGCGGCGGCACGCCCGTGGCCCACTGGCGGGCGAGGTCGCGCAGGTACGTGAGCGGGACCAGGGCCCCGCTGCACACGGGACACTGGGACACCCCCCCGCCCACGTACCGCGCACAGGCGCGACAGACTCCGGTCGGGAACGGCTTGACCGGATTGGCTCCATCCAATTCGTCGACCGTCGTGACGCACCCCGCCAGCCACGCCCAGGGATCGGTCGCGTAGGCGGTCGCGCGCTCGACGTAGTCGATCTCGTCGACGAGGCGCTCGGCGGCGTGGTCGTCGGCCAGGAGGACCGTGTCACGCATGCGGGCCGCCGTTGGCCCCAGGCGCGATCGGACGGGGCGCCAGGGCCTGGGCCGCCAGGGCCTCGCTCAGGATCGCCCGGAGGGCCTGCCGCGCCTCGCTGGGGAGGCTGGCGAGGAGGGTCAGGCGCTCCTGCCGCGCCCCCTCGGGGTCCGAGACCTCGATCGTCTCCTTCGGGAGGCCGAAGGCGCGGTTCGCGAGCCAGTCGGCGGCGTGCATCCGGTCGCGGATCGTGGGGCTCGCGCGCTTCCGGCGGAGGCCGGGGGCCTTGATGGTCTCGCCCCGCAGGACGCGGAACATGAAGTCGACCATCTCCGCGCCGTCCTTCGACTGGTGCCGGATGTACTGGATGAGGACGGTCTGGGCGTTGCGGAACGGTTGCCCCCGGTGCGTGCGGTCCTCGGGGGTCCACGGGCGGAGGTTCGCGAGGCTGTTCGCGTGCGCCACCGCGGGTCAGTGTTGACCGCCCTGGGGACGGCTGTCACGCGAAATCGTCCGCGGACGGACACATTCTGGTGGGGACTCAGGGCGGTGGTATCACGCACTGAGGAACGCGCGGCGACGGGTGGCGCGGGAAATCTATGACGCCGCGCGTCAGCCGAACAGGTAGAGCAGGACGAGGGCGCCGACGAGGAGGACGGCGAGGCCCCCCGCGAGGAGTTCGCCGGGGGTGGGGTGCATCGGGCTCAGGCGCCCGTCTGCGCGGCGAGCCAGCGGGCGCGCACCCGGTCGCGGGCGCGGTCACTCACGGCGCGACGGCGGCGCTCGGCCAGCACCAGGGCATGGGTGGAGCGGCACTCCGCGCAGGTCTCGGTCTTGGTGCGGGGCTGCATGGGCTTCCCGCATGACAGGCAGGTCTTCATGGCGCTAGGCCCCCTTCATGTCGCGGAGGCAGAAGGAGCAGGTCACCTCGGCGGGGGTCTCGGTCATGTCGATGCGGCGGACGATGCCCGCGCCCGGGGCGTCCACCCAGTGCAGGCGGCGGCAGACCGTCATGCGATACCCGTCGTGACTCAGCTTCCAGTAGAGGTGCAGCACCCGCTTCGCCCGCGCCGTCGTGTTGGTTTTCATGTATCCAAGATACACCCGGTATCAGAGATGTCAAGTGGTTTATTCAGGCGTCGGGCGGGAGCCACCAGAGGGGCAGGAGGTCGGCCTGCGGCACCCAGTAGGCGGGGCGGCCCGTGGCGTAGGGATCGCCCCAGTAGCGCGGGTCTTGGCCGTCCACGGCCCGGAGACAGCCCGGGAGGTCGAGCGTGGGGGGCAGGCCCGTGACGAGGAGGAACACGTGGTCGGGGGGATCGGCCTTGTGGAGGAGGAGATGCCCCGTCAGGCGGGGCGTGTGGCGCACCTGAATCTTGGGCGGGATGTCGGGCGTCCCGGGCGGGGGGAGGACCACCTGGGGCGGGCGATGGCGGCGGAGCCAGCGCGCGGCGGCGATCTCCGCGTAGGTGCCGTGAACATCCTGGGTAAAGGCGCCGCGGGAGGCGC